CCTCGCCATAACTTGCCGATACATACGATTTCGATACGGTTCCGCTTGCTGCCGCCTTAATTGGAACGGTACCTGCTTTCGCGATATCAAGCCCTTCATGCGCTCTGCCCCAACGTTGCTTCATTTCGCTTGTGACCACGCCTTCGCACGGTCTTATGAAGCCGTTGCTGTTCGTAACCTTTCCACCTGCTCCTGGCGTAGTAGTTGTGACGGTTTTAGTCGATCCTTCGTAGTAACGAAGTACATGCGGAACGTAGTTAACGTCGCCATAACGTCTATAGCGATACTTCTTCGCCATTGCTGCGGAGAATGCTTTAACGTTAGTCATGTTGTAGCCGCCGCGCGCTTTTGCGTATGCGATAAATCCTTGACCGAAGTTATACGACTGTAACGCCAATTTGACTTCGCCGGCCTTCTTCAGAACTTGCGCGAAATATTTAACGCCTTGCTTAATCGATGCTTCATAACGAAGTACATTCCGCCCTAAACCGAGTGACTCTGACGATTGGAATAAATCCGGATAACGTCCGCCAGATTCTTGCATCATTAACGCCAATAAAAGCTCCGTATAAGATTCGATTCCGTTAGCTCGCGCATATTTACGAACCGTTGGCTCCCATTTACGAACAATCTGCGGAACCTTCGCTTTACCGCCTTTAATTGTAGTTGTCGTAGTTGAACCGCTAGAACTTCCATCGCCACTTTCCGCTTTCTTCTCTTCCGGCGGATCGTAGTCTTCTTCGGCAATATCAAACGTACGTGATAACGTAAGGGACATCGTGTGATAGCCGTCAGGCCCAAAGTTGTGTGAGTCAGTGATAACATAGAAAGCACCGGAAATCTGCGTCATTGATTCGCGTACTAATATTGACGTTCCGCTAATAACGTTTTCGATTCCGAGCGATTCGAGGTTGAACTCCTGCTCCGGTTTGTTGATTCTCGGTAGCATATTTTTCGCTAGGGCCTGCAGCCTTTTCGTATCGGTAATATCGCTAACGTGCTCGTAATGCTGCATCGTTCCATATACGTTCTTCGCGTTTTGATCGACTGCGAAAGCGTGAATCGGTTTATCTTCGTCACCGCCCGTCAAGCTAACTTGTGTCTTAACGTCGTCTATGTTCGAAGAGTAAGAAGCGCTAATTAAGTTCGCTCCGTCTTCGATATACATTCGCGTTAACTGCTCCTTACGTTCAACTAAATGCAAATAGCCGCCCTTCGACTGTAGCGAGAATTGGCGGTTGTTCTTTTTTCTCGTTTCAGTTAATGCGATAACAATTACGTCCCATAACGTTTTATCGCGAAGGATTAGCTTCGGTATTGCGTATCCAGTATCCGAAATCTTACCCATCTTAATACCGAATCGTTTACACAAGTACTTAACGATGTCCGACGCTTTCTTGTTATCGAATCTATAACTATCGGAAACTTTCGTTAAGTAGTGGTTCGCATCATACGCCGTAATTGACTGTTCGCCTTGATCGTTGATTTCGTAGCTGAAGATGATTCCTTGAAACAGCTCGGTCCCGCCCGATAAGATTCGGATTCGGCGACCTAGCTTAAAAGCAACCGCGCGAGTCTCGCCGTCTTTCGTATTCATAAGCGTAACATCGCATTTACGACTAGCTTGCGCCAAGTCTCCCGAAATCGTAACGCCTATATTAGCGTCGTTCATAAAGACCGCTTTACTGCCTTCGTAGTAAATAACGCTTAGATTCGTACGGTCCGTATCGTAACCGCTGTTAACGGTAACTTTTTTCGTAGCCATTAAGGAATCACCAACTTCATACCGGCTTTGAGTCGATTCGGATTCTTACCGATTGTCTTTTTATTAGCGTCGTAGATTGTGCGCCATTTTTCACCGTTACCATAGTAGCGTTTCGCGATAATAAATAAGCTGTCGTTCTTCTTAACGGTATATGTCCGCTTCTTTGACGATGTAGTTGTCGTCTTTTTCTTCGTGCTTGGCGGACGTGTCGCTTTTGGTTTCGACGTGACCTTCGTAGTTTCGTATCGAACTGGCAGCCATTTGAATTGCTTCAACGTAATAGAAAAGTAGATGTCTCCGCGATTACCCGCTCGCTCTACTTCGTAAGTGAAGTCGCGAACTGTTACGAGATAATTAATTTTCGAGCCGGTTACGATAAAGCGAATCGGCAACTTACGGTCGCGCCACTTTTCGATGATTTCAACGTAAGTATAAGGCGCCTTGAATCCGCGATATTCGCAATATGATTCGTTGTAGTTTGCCGGAAAGAACGTACCAAACGAAAACTCTTTAAGGCCGCGGTCTCCGAAGATAGTCACCTCGCCGAGATTAGCGACTGTTACATCGTTGAATCCAAACGGAGAAGTTACGTTGAGTGTGTCGGGATTGACGGGCAGTCGCACACGTTCGGTATTGCGTTCATTTGTTAACCAAAACTCAATCGCCATTATGCGCCTGCCTCCCCTGCTAAGTAGATTTTTCGTGCGAGTGATGCCGCTAACTTGTCAACGTCTGCGTCTTCGCGGATCGTTGTTCCGTTTAAGTTGATCGTTACGCCTCCGCCTGTACCTTTCGCGAATTGGCGGTTTTCCTTCTTCGTCAGAACTCTCTCACCCTGGTGAAGTCGGTACATCATGCCGTTACGTGGTACGTAGGATTCACCGTGGTAAGACGATTTGTTTTTCTTCGACTTTGATTTAGACGGCCCCATTCCGGCTTTTGCGTCGCCAATACTCGGCATTTTAAAACTAGGCATCTTGAAACTCTTAACGGCGCTGACGAATCCGTTGAATTTCGATTTTACTCCGTCAATCCAATCACCGACTGCTCCGAATACTGCGCCTGCTTTCGACTTGATTTTATCCCAGTTTCCACACAACTTAATACCGGCTGCGATAAGTGCTCCAATAG